GGTGGCAGTGGGTCGACCGGTGTCTCGAGCACCGATGTCGGTGACGATGACGCCTCGGTCAGTGTCCCGCCAGCGAGCGCCGCCACGTCGAAACGCGAGGACGACGCCAGCGCTCAAGTGCCTGACGCTTCCGAGGACGCGGGCTTCGCTGTGGATGCTTCGACGGACGCGAGTTCAGGCGACGCGTCCGACGCGTCAGTCGACAGCGGGTCGAGCAACCAGGACGGCGGGAGTCAGCCGCCGACGCTCACGCTCCCGTCGAGACTTGTGATTGACTCGGTCGCAGGCACCGCGTGCTGGTCGGAAGGAGCGGCGATCGGACAGGAGTGCAAGCCGGTGCCCGCATTCGTGCCGCCGATCGTCCGCACGAATGATCAATGCGGGACTCCAACGGCATGGCCGATCGTGCACGTCCGCGTTCCGCCCGGAGTGTGCGCCAAGATCACCGGGCAGTGGTCGAACGCGTGCGTCGTCAACCCAAGCGAGCCTTCTACTCGATGCGCGACCGTGACGAACACGACGAACGCCGACATAGAATCCGGACGCCTTTACAAGAAGATCACCATCGAATGGCGCAACGGGAACGAGTGCTCATGTCCGAACTAGGGTCGATCACCAACTGATGAAGATGACCACGCCAGGCTGACCTGCGTTCCCGCTTCCGGTACTGCCGTCTACTGCCGTCGGGCCAACGCCAAGCGCGCCACCACCGCCACCGCCCGCAAACGTCGCACCGCCGGCACCGCCAGCGCCGCCACCGCCCCATCCCGTCGGGGTCGACGCAAACGAACCGGCGCCGCCAGGGCGACCGCCACCGCCAGCATATCCACGTCCACCGCTAACCCCAAATCCACTGGCGCCGCGACCCCCGCCGCCGCCGCCGCCGTAAGATCCGTGCTGAACGCTCGTGTTTGTTGCGCCTTCGCCGCCGCCGGCACCGCCTCCGTCACCGCCGAGATTGAACGTCCCCCCCGGTTCGCCGCCGTACGCCTCGATTGAGAACGTTCCGTACGTTGCTCCGCTGACGCTCGAATTCTCTCCCGTGGTCCCGGTGCCATGCCACGGAGCTCCACCTGCCGTACCCCCGAGCCCTGGTCCTCCCGCAATCACAGCTAAGGTCGATGGGAGGAACGACGCTGGAACAGTGCGATCGACGACTTCGCCACCGCCCCCGCCGCAGCCTGAAGCGTCTGTCGCGCCGGTGACGCCGCCGCCCCCGCCGCCGGCGCCAACGCACAGCACCTGGACCGTCTTAGCCCACGTTGGCTTCGTCCACGTCGCACTCGTCGGCCCTTCGTAGATGTCGATCTGCGGATACTCGTTGGCGTAGAAACCAAACCACTCTCCGACGAGGTTCTTCCACCAGTTCTCTTTCTGAGCGGAAGGAGCTGTCCCGCGGATATGTCCTTCGGCAAGCTCGCCGGCCGACGGTTCGATCTTCGTTGCGGTCCCGGCGTCGGGGCCGTTCGTGAAGTTTGCGTCGGTCGCGAATGAAGGGAGGTCGTCAGGGCGTGCCATTGTGGATCCTCACAGCGTGTGATCGCTCACGGCTCCAGCCCAAACGCCGGAGCCCCATCCGGGGCCGTCGCCGTAGCGGAAAAGCTCGTCGCTCGGTGTCTCGTGAAAGTGCACATCGATGCGCACGCCGCCCGCCGTTGCCTCTTCAAGCATCGCGTGCTCGGCGTGCGGGATGAAGTCGATTGGGTCTTCGATGGTGAGGACCAGCGCGCCCGGTAGGAACTCCTGAAGCGTGTACGCGACCTCGCTCGTGAGCAGCAACTTGATGATCCGCAGTAGCTGCGGCCATTGCCCGCTGCTCGTGTTGACGGCGATGCGCGCGCGCACGAGCACGCGAAAGCGGTCGTCATCTTCGTTCGTGCGCTCTTGCCCAACGAGCCGCCCGAGCGTCGTCAGTTGCTCGTTCTCGGCATCATCGATGAGCCTCGATACGAGCACGTCCCACGCTGCCTCGCGGAGCTCCTGCACTTCTTCGAGGTAGCTGGACACCCACGCACGCATGCGCGGCTTGTCCTTCCATTGCTCAATGAGTCGCGAGAGCCCGCGCTCGACGGCGTTCGGCCCGAGTGACAGCGTCATGTCGCGGTGATCCCGATGCGCGAGGTGTCAAAGACGGCGAGTTCGGTCGGGCTGATGGCTATGTCCGTCGTCCCCGCGGGGGCCGGCGATGTACCGATGAAGAACGCGCTAACGGCAAGCACGCCCGTCCGAAGACCGCCGTGGTAGAGCGCGAGCGAGTCAGCAAGTCGGTACTGGACGTCTTGTCCGACCGAGTGCACCGACTTGAGTTGCTCGACAAGGTACGTCTTGAGACCGGTTGCCCCGCCGAGGTCGTCGTAGTTCGGACCCTTCGTCACGGTCGCGGCGATGTAGATCGGGATCTGGTCAGGGCGCGAGAATCGTACGGCGTGCGTGATGCCGTCCTCGTCCGTGGCGACGCCTCCGGTCGAGCCTGTCGTTCCGATTCCGGCCGCGCGAGAATCCCAGATAGCTTGGGCGATCGCGTTGTTGTCGGCGTCCGCACCCTCCCCGTCGAACACGATCGCGTGAATGAAGTGGGGCGGGACTCCGTCGACGGTGTCGTCGCTGTCGTTCTCGACAACGGTTACGGATTGAACTGCGTCAACTTCGAGGATGTCCGACTCGATGGCGTTGACCGTGGCGCTACCGACCGCCGTGAGTTGCTCTTCGCGACGCTGACGAAGTGTGGCGTCCATATCAGCCACGCGCCCCTCGTCGGCATCTTCTTCATTGTTGACACCATGCCATCCAGCAACCGCGGTGTGGATGACGGTGATCGTCGTTGCGTTAGCCGCGATGGGCCCCGTGTTTTCTGCACGAAAGCGCACGTCCTGCGTTCCGCCCGTCGCTGCGGTGTAGTCCTCGGCCGGCGTCCAGAGCGACGACGGGTTGCCGTCGACGGCCGCGAAGTGCGTGCCCGAGATGAGCGTCACGCTCGCGTCGAGGTCACACGCGAGCGTCACGCCGCTGTAGCTCGCCGCCCGTCGGTCGGTTCCCGTGAGCTTGCTGAGCGACGTGAGCAGGAACTCTTCGGCCTGGTCCGGATCGAACGCGTGGTAACAGACCTCGAGTATCTCCCACGCCTCGGCGAGTTCGTCGGCAAAGATGCCGTTGTTCTGACCCCACGGGGTGACCGTGGAGAGGTCGAGCGAACTCGAGATCTCCGCGAGCTGGCGCGCGCGGATGTCGGCGAGGATCTCTTGGGTCGTCTTCCTATTGAAGCCGGTGCTGACAACGCCGTAGGGTCCGGGCATTAGATCCTCACCACGAACGCGTCGTCATCAGGCGAGACCGAGATGACTCCGTCGGTTGACTGGACCTCGAACGAGAAACGGATCGTCCGCTCGCGCTCGTCGAAGACGACCTCGAAGCTCAGGATCTCGAGCACGCCTGGCGTACCAGCGAGCACCTGACGAAACACCGAACGAACGACTTCGCGATCCGGGTTCTTGACGAGGATGTCGCGATAGTACGGGACGCCCTCTCGTTGATCGAGGAACCACTCCCCGAGGAACATCCGGAACCGCGCAATGAGGCTCTGACGCGTCATCTGCGACCCGTCGATCTGAACGAAGTTGCCATTCACCAGCGCCAGATCCCCGGCCGGGATGACTTGAATGATGGCCATGGTTCGTGGTTCTCTGGAGAGATGGGGAAAACGAGTCTTTGGGCGGTCACCGCCGCCTTCACGCTTGGTTGCTCACCGGCCGAGGATGTCACCGCGTACAACGCAATGAACGCGCACGTTCAGGCCAAGCGAGCTGCCTATGATGCCGAGTACATGGCAACAATGGCCGACGCTCAGCGTGCAGAAGCTCAACGGAGCCAGGATCAGGAGCGCGCCGACAGGGAGTCCGAGCGAAGAAACGCAGCCAACAGAGAGGTCGCCAACCGAGGACCTGTCGATCCTCGAGAGACTCAGAAGGAGGCCTTCTGTGCCCAGGATCGACCAGAGCGGCTCGCCGACACTCAGCGTCTTCTGCGTGAGCACGTCAGCTGGGTGAAGTCAGAGAAGGAGCGACTTGCCTACTTCGACGCCCACTGCGAGATCTACGACAGCCGTGGCCTCAAGATCAGTCGTGAACGCGTCTCGGATGGAGTCATCGTTCGCTCGCGACAGGTCGGGGAGGAGCGCGACGTAAAGTGCGATGGAACTCCAGGTCGACCCAAGGGCATCGATGCACGATGGCTCAAGACCATCGAGGATCGAATGAACGATAGTCCAACGACGGGCACATCGGTTCACTGCGCATTGCTGGACGAGAGGGCTTTGGGCGCGTCGCTCGTCGTCTCTTACTCGGATCCTGACCAGATAAAGCGAGTGCTGGCGATCACTCCGCTTTGAGCTTCGTCGCTGCAACCGTCGCCGGCCATGCAGACAGCGCCGAGACGATGCCGGCTTTGAAGGCCGCGCCGCCGTCGCCCACGGTAGTGGGCGCGCTACTGATCGCCGTCTTCAGCGCCGTCAGCTGCGCGGATACCAGCGTGGCCAAGGCAACGAACTGCCCCGATACCTGATTGCCGAACGTGAACGGAGATGGGCAATCCATCCGCGCCGCCGTCGGCGGAAGTAACGGATCGGCCGCGGCCTCGGTCGCCTCGACGACAGTCCCGAACGGGAGATACATCGCGCACGCGTACGAGAGGTCGTGCCGGCGAAGATCACCAGGCTCGGACACTTGCCCCGTCGTCCGCCATTGCGACATCGCCGCCTCGGAGAACATCAGCCAAACGTGGTCGCCCGCCGTCACCGGAAAGCGCATCACGTAGCCGCCGCCGCCGGGAAAGGCGAGGGGGACGTTGTGCACGATGGGCAGCTCTTCGTGTTCGAGCTCGCCCGCGTACGTGTTGATCGCGCGCTTGATCGCGGGCTGCACGTTGACCGACTGCCCGATCGCGTCGAAGCCGGTCACGATGCCGGGCATGCACGTATGCAGGTCGAGCAGTCGCGACTCTATCGCGCCGCTGATGACTTCGGCGAATGTGGGCTCGATGGGCATGGGCCTAGAACGACTTGCAGTTCGCCGTGATGTACCAGGGTTGCCCAGACGTATCGCCTTCGTAGGTCGCCGTCTCGATTCGGAAGTTTCCGTTGATCCGAGCGCTCTGAACGACGATGACCGACCCCGGTACGACGTTCGGGATCATAAGCATCTTCACCGTGAGCACACCCTCGTTGTCGATCGACGGTTCCTCGACCATGCCGCTCGACGGGCTCACCAGAACCACTTGCCCGAGGACCGGAAGCCCTCGCTCGGTGACTTGGAGGACGCCATCCTGAATGCTCCACTCGAGCCCAACCGACTGCGTGATGTACGTAAGGTGCGTGGCTGCGGAGCCGGAGATCGACAGTCCGTGCGCTCCCATCTGCGCCGCCGTCGGGCTCGCCGCCAGTCGCGGGATGTACAGCGGCAGATTCCCGACGCCGATGCCCAGCGCCTTCGCAAGCGCCTGCATGACCGTGAGGATCTGCGTCCCTCGACCGAACGAGAGGTTGATTCGCGAGCGCTGAAAGGCCTGTTCGCCATCGCCGCTCCCGAGCTTGGTCACCCACTCGGTGCCGCTCTTCTCCGACTCGACGGTGCGCAGGTCGCCCTGCCAGATGACGCTATCGGCCTCTTCGTAGCCGGCGCTGATGCGCACCGGGATGCCCTTGTGCTGGTGCTTCGCCGGGCCGGACTTCGCCGCAATCTTGATGAGTGGCGTTCCTTCGAGCGCGCCGCGCGCATCGTCGCTCAGGTTGTAGAGCACGAGTTCGCATGTATTCGGCTCAGCCTTCGTCGTCTTGACGACGGAGAAGGACATGTCGAAGTCGTCGAACGTCGTGCGGTCGATCTGCACCGACCACTTGCGCCCGAACAGCTTCATGCTTGTGAGTAGTAGGTGAGCTCGACGCGCTTCCCGATCCCGAAGTCGTCGAAGCCGGGCGGAGACCCGTCACCGGTCAAGTCGTGCGCGATGATCTCGCCGGCCGGAATGCGCGTGTCATATCGGTAGAAACGGAGCATCGGCCAGTTGGAGACGATGCGGAGACCAAGGACGATGGGGCTCTCTTCTGAGTCCCACAGACCGAGCGACCAGTACGACGCCCACTGGTTCCACTTCAGCTCGAGCGTGTAAAGTTTCCCGTCGAGCGCGATGCGTTGGTGCTGAAAAGCGGCGCCTTCGATCACAGGGATCTGGAGCGGCGTTCCCGCGTCGATGATCTCGGCGACGGTCATGGGAGACCAAACAGCTTCTGCGCTACGCCCAGAGCAAATGACTTCTTCGCCTGGTCGACCGGGCTTGAGTTGCTGTTCTTCGGCGAGCTTGCCGAAGACTTTGTCGCTTGCCCGCGAGGCTCGGCCGGCACGGGA